ACAGAGAAGTTAATATTGGCTGAGAGCTGTAAAAGGCTTGGCGTTGATATTGATGATCTAGCCCATGATAAACCATACTTTCATCCTGATATACCATTGGCTACAAGCCTTGATGGCACTGCGTCTGGCAATGGCACAACAATCTACACTGACATTGACAAAGGTATTTATGTCATGGGGCATGATTCAATTAAGCTTGATGGCTATGGTATTTTAGAAGCAAAGCTTACTGCTCAAGAAGTCGAGAATGAGCCAGCGCCATATCGTGGTGTCATACAGCTTCAAGGCCAAATGGATATTATGAAAGCATCATGGGGCGCTCTTTGTGTGTTATACAAGGGTACAACATTGCGTATCTTTTTATATCCCATTAATGAAGATCACATCAACATGATTCACAATGCTGTCGAGGATTTTCAAGAGCGTTTGGATAAGTACAAAACCAATCAAGAGATTGAATGGTATGACTTACAAAACTCTTTTGAAGCCAGTCGTGTGTTTGATCGTGCTGAAAAGAGTACGATTGAGTTACCAGAAGTTGAGATCCAAGCTGAGAAGATCATCACAATTCGTGAGCAAATCGCGGAGTTAGAAGCACAGATTGATCGCTTGCAAATCAATATCATGGAGCATATGAGAGATCACGAAGTATGTAATGCGGGTCGTTACAAAATCTCATGGCCTATGCGTTCTTACAAAGCACAGCCAGCAAAAACTGTGCCAGCTAAGGAAGCCTACGTCATTCGTCAGTCTAAACTTTCAATCAAGGATCGTATATGATTAAGAGATTAACTCATTTTCAGATCCGTAAGAAATGGCGTATTAAGTTACACGCTAAAAGATGCCACGATCACGATCAGTCAGGTGCTAGGTATAGCAGAGATGCTATGGTACTTAACCGAGCTATGGACATGTACAAGATTGATGGTAGGAGAGCAGCATGGTAGATAATGACCAAGATCGTTTTGAAGCAGAAGTTATGAATGAATTACAACAACAGGAGAAAAGTATGAAAACTATATCAGCAGCATTTATTAAAGCACAAAAGGAGTTCGCTCCAGCAATTAAGACAGCTACCAATCCACACTTTAGAAGTAAGTATGTAAACTTAGAAGGCTGTATTGAGGCTGTGATTGATGCATTACATAACAATGGCATTGGTCTTATACAAAAGACGCATGATTGTGATGATGGTGTCAAAGTAGAAACTGTATTTATCCATGAGTCAGGTGAGACTTTAAGTGGTGGCATCTTACACATACCAGCATCTAAGATAGATCCGCATGGCGTTATGGCATCGCTTACTTATTGTCGTAGAGGTAGTTTAATGGCGGCCTGTGGTATTGCACCAGAGGATGATGATGGTAATCTAGCTACAGAAAGGTCTGGCAGTGTTGTAAAAAAGCCACAAACTAAGGAATATACCTTCTATATTCCAGGAAAAGACCCTCAAGAGGTATCGGATGTATTGACATGGCAAGCAAAATTCGATCAAATGTCTGAACAGCTAGTTAATTCTAGCTTAAACCCAGAGGATAAGATATCGAAACTTAAAGCATTAGTAGACGCTAATCAGCCAACACTAAATCGCTTACCCATAACAGTTAAGATGCAATACATAGGCAAACAAGCCACACGCATCAACACAGTGAAAGGACAATCAAATGAAACCAATTAAGACAGACTTCAATGCTTTTGAATGGCGTTACCCACGATCATTTAAAGAGCTTAATGGCTATGAATACGAGGTGACAATGGAGTCACCCAAAGAGAAAAGGCAACGCATATGGAGAGCAACAAAGATCTCCGTAGGCATTGCCTTATCATTGTATGCTTGGCTTATTTATTCATTACGTACATTGTAACTTCGAAGCCAAAGCGCATTTCAGTAGCTGCTGGAGTTGTCCACATGGTGTTAGTCCTTATCTATGACAAGCAAGATTACTTGTTACGCAAATTATGCACTTTTTGCAAGACAAACTAATCAGTAAAACCATGAAAGCTACCTAATGAAGGAGACTTTATGTTAGATATTGCAGCAGTCATGTGTATGAGTTTGACCATGTTCCATGAAGCCAGAGGTGAACCTATCTCTGGCCAAGTGGCAGTGGGGTATGTGCTTTATCGGAGAGCTGACTTTGACCAAAAGAATATATGCTCGGAGACTTTCAAACCACACCAGTTTGAATGGACTAAAAAGACAAAGCATGTCCCGCCTTACAAAACACTCAAGCCATTCATAGAATTATCCCAAAAAATTATCCAACAAAAAATCAAAGACAGTAGCAAGGGAGCTAGTTACTTTCATAATGTTAAGATGGATAATCAATGGGGTATGAAGCCAAGAACTATTATTAACAATCATATATTTTATTAGGAGAATATTATGAATGACGAGTTAGAACCTAAAAAAGTTAAGAAGCCACTCAAAGGACTTCAAAAATTATATGAAGATCCAACTGAGGATGATGATGACATCAAAGATTTTAAACACGATCATGGGATAGGCGAACGATACGATGAGTAATATATTTATAGGCATTCCAATGTATGGTGGTGTATGCACAGGAGAGAATGCGATTGGCCACATCAATGCAACAAAGCTATTCTTAGATAGAGGGATAGGTTATAACTGGCAGTTTCTTTATAACGAATCCTTAATTACAAGAGCTAGGAATGGATTGGTTAAGATGTTCTATCAAACAGATTGCACTCACTTACTATTCATTGATGCTGACATTAGTTATCATGCAGAAGATATTGTATCTATGATTGATGCAGATAAAGATATTATCTGTGGTGTGTATCCTAAGAAGCGTATTGCATGGGAAAAGATTGGCGATGCAGTAGCGCGTGGTATTCAAGGTGAAGATCTAAAGTATGCTACGGGTGATCTTGTTATTAATAAGCTTAATTATATTGATACGCCATTGCATTCAATGACAGAACCTATAGAAATATTTAATGGTGGCACAGGCTTTATGCTTATCAAGCGTAGTGTATTTGATTTACTTAAACCACATTGTCCTACCTATACCAATGACATGCTGCCAGGTCAGCAAGAAATCGTTACAGAATACTTTGCTACATCGATTGAACCAGACTCAAATAGATTATTATCAGAGGACTATCATTTCTGTAGATTAGCAAGATTAAATGGGATTAAAGTATGGGCTGCACCATGGGCAAAGTTAGGTCATATAGGTAGTTATAAGTTTGAAGGGACATTATGATGACAAGCAAAGAAAAGTTATTAACTTTATTGTGTATGGTGTGTATCTTTATGATGCTATTTGTTAGCGTTGAGGTAAACATTAATCAGATTAAGCCAAGAAGTTTTGCAGACAAGGATCTAAAGTGTATTGATGGCAAACTATTTGAGGAAGTAAAGAAGAATATGTTTGTGTCTAGTCACCTTGAATGCTTTGAGCAAAGGAAATTCTAATGTCTTACCTTGAAGAAGGGAAGAAAGTAGAAGAAGCATTTGCCAAAGAGTATTTAGCCAACGTCACTTGGGCTACTCAAGAACAAGACATGATAGAACATTGGGATGTTCAGGGTGTACTTGATTGGATAGGCGATGAAGTATTAAAGTTTGATGTCAAAGGATACAAGAAACTTAACAGGAATGATTCTAGTTTTCAGGATGATATCACTTGGGTAGAAGGAAAGAATGTCCATGGCAAAGATGGATGGATAAAAGGTAAGGCAGATTACATTGTATTTGAACGGCAAAAAACTTGGGTATGTGCAAATCGAGTTGAGCTGTATGATTTAGTCTCAAAAAAATTGTATGAGAATAAATACCGCAAAGGTAAAGATGTTTATTGCATTTACCAAAGAGAAAATAGACTTGATGCTATTACACTAGTTCCATTTAAAGACATTATAGATTTAGAATCTACATGGAACCTACCTAAGTGATTGATTGCTATACAGAACCCACACAATCGCTCTATAACGCACGATCTTGAGCAAGGTGATACCTTAGGTATACCTAGTTTTAGTGTAAAGCTTGAGGTTTAGGGGAAATATAGAGCATCTGCATATATTCTGCATTGATCTCTATGTAATCATCCTCATTTTCAGTGAAAAAAATTCTGATGACTGACAACGGATTTTCTTCAATGATCTCAATATCCCAAATCTTACGACCAATAAGTTTGTCTAGGATATCTAGTTGTTCTGAGGTAGGGTTTTCCACTAAACAATTTTACCATTCCATTTGCCATTTGTGTTAAGTACCATTGGCATAAGTTTAGGCTGCCCATCTATGATCATTCCACACCCTACAATGAATCGAGTCTTAAAGTTCTTAGCATAGTTAAATGCCATTGACTTCTGATTGATTAAAGATCCTACTTGCATACCCCAAACTAGCGCATCGGGATTGCTGTAGTAGCCGATACTAAACTTGGTATGGTAGTGACCTTGAACTGTGTTCATACCATACTGCATAGCTACCTTGAGTACGTCAGCAGATAAGCCATGAGTAAAAAAGCACCTTGATCCATCGGATAGGTTGATCGTAATATCTTCTTCCCATTGCCAGCCTGTGCCAACACCTAAGAAGTCATTGTAATGTTTAAGGTAACCTTTAGGTACACCATGCTTTAATGCACGTCTGTATAACATGGATGAGTGATTGCTATGCACAATCTTCATCTTAGGGAATATCTTTTCTAGTGTTTGAATGTATGCAATAGACGCTGCCAACTCATGGCCAGCAGAGAATAGATCTGGATCGCTATCATGCATAGACATCGCATGCATATCAAGCTCGTCACCAATATTAATAACGAGATCGGGTTTGTATTTTGTCTTGAGCGCTTTAAGAAAGTTGAATGCATCTGGGTGGTGATATGGTATATGGAGATCACTGATTACTAATACGGACTTGTATGCTTGTGCCATTACAGCTCCTATAAATTAGGTATCTGAAAGATAGCACAGTTAGTTTGTTAAATCAATAGCCTGACTTAAACATCTTAGCTTCTGCTTCACGTCTTAGTTGAAGTCCTTTAAGCACACGACCACCAGCACGACAATACTTTAGGAGCGATTCAATAGCCGCTTCTTTATCGCCACGAAGCAACGCTTGACGGAGTGTTGATCTTTGAAATGTACCCAAGCCAAGATTGAAGGCAAAAGAAACCAAGCAATCGAATTCACATTGTCTAAGGCGCACGTTAGGTAGCATCTTAGATACTCCCAACTCGAAACGATTGAGGTCGGATTTAAGAAGTCCATCTATTTCTTCTTGCGTAAAAGTTCTGTTCCAAGAATCAGGCAAATGTTTGCCATCGCCGATAAGGTGACCAACACCCACAGTATACAGGTTTGCAGCACAACGATAGGGCCGACTACGCACACCTTCAAAATGTTTAATAAGTTCGATACCACGCTTAGATACTTTCACGTTTCTTTTCCCATGTGCGAGAGCCAAAGTAGAATCCAATGATAGAAGCTACAATGCTCATCTCATCGCTAGAGAATATAGCATCCATAGATTCTGGTGTGAATCCACCAGTAGATTTAACTGCCCATATGAATCCAGCTACATCAACGAATACAAGTAAGCCTACAAAAGTAAATGCAACGAATGGTCTGACACAAGCGTTAAGAGTCTTGACCCATTGTGATGCACCTTCTACAAGCTTAGTGTCATGTGCATATAATGCTTCACGTTCTTGAGCGTACGTTTCTGCGTACGTTCCTTCTAATTCAATAGCAGCAATCTTCTCTTGAGATACAAAACCTTTCTCTGCCATACGCATAGCTTGTTCGTTCTGTAACTTAGCCATCTCACGTTCATGTGCTTGGTCACCTTTTTGCTGAAAAAATCCGAGCAGACTTGGTAGCCCACTGGTAGCAAAGCCTAAGATACCACTGATAATACTAAACATTTAAAACTCCTCTTTGTTAAATCCGTATAGGTCACAGATGATATTAACATATTTGTTAAACTTCTTTTCGTGTGCATCGAAGTCATTGTGTCCATGATACCAAAGCATACAATGGATCATCTCATGCATAAGTGTTTCAGATATCTTTAGGTATGTATCATTAGAGATATCTATTTGTATTCTAGTAGGCTCTGTAAGAAAGTATCCAAGCACTTCACCTTTAGTATTGATGGTACTAAAATTAACCTTGTGCGGTGCTGGCATCTTGTAGCCATTGAATGGAGGTAGCCCAACAAAACAAGCATACATCTTACGCAAGTTTTGTTTGGTAAGTAGCTTCATTACTTGGCCAATGGATTGATTGTTGATTTGCGTAATGCTTTCATCTCCTCACGCACTGCGCTCAGAGATACATCAATCTCTCTTTGTGATCCTTTAATGATGGCTGCTGTTTCTTTAGATGTAGCAAAGGCTTCTGATGCTTTCTCATAAGCTCTGTTGTTAGACATAGCTAATTCAATCATACGATTGTCAGCAGCTTTAACTCTATCTTCTACTAATGTAATGCGTGTTTCAACATTACTCATCTTCTTTACTTCTTCAATTGTCGAAGTCAAATCGTTGAATAGGGTTATCCCGTAGTAGACTGCTCCACTGGTAGGAACTAGCACTGATAAGATTATCCCCAAGATCATCTGCGAGGATAAGTTTAAGGTATACTTCTTGTTCTCTTGCGTAGTCATTCTCTTGCTCCATGTTGATTGCTTCTATGATCTGTTGGTTCTGTATCGTGTATGCTTGTGTTAGCATTTGCATACTCATAACAATCCCAAACCCAGGCACGAGTTCCTTTGATTTCGGAAGCTCTTGTTTTGGGTCTAGCTTCGCTTCTGTACTTGCGGTTGTTCTCGATGCGGGCTGTGATTCTTGTCTGCTTTCTGTCTTGACTTCTGTTTTGGTTTCTTGACGCACCGAAGTAGTCACCTCTGGCATCTGAGTCTGCGCAAAATCCATTGGCACAATTACAGGTTCTATTGGTATGACTGGTGCATTGATGGGATTCAATGGACTTGTCACACTGAGTGGACTTGTCGGACTGATTGGATTCGTTGGATTGTCCATCGACTTGACACAACTGTTGGTAACTTGAATCCAAGAACCAAACGCTGGAGTCGAGTATGGATCTGAGCATGTCGAAGTTCTTTGCTCTAGTATTGATCCAGTGTATCCAGCTTCGCATGCTAGTGTCCTTTGTTCTGTAGTTTCAAAACAAGTTGGCGGATCTTGTGTGCAATTATCTGACGTAGTTGTCCAAGAAGTCCAAGTGCTTGAGCTACAAGCATAGGAACGACTCTGATTAACCACGCCACTATAGTGTGGTAGAGGGCAACTAAGCGATTGATACTCCACTGTATCTGTGCAGACTGGCTGAATGTATGGAGCGCAGATAGGATCATCTGGCCTATACGGACACCATGCTGTAGCAAGCGCTGTAGCATCGTCAATGCCATGGCACTGTAAGTTACTAACCCAGCCTTGAGCTGTTGGAACATATGTGCAATACCATGCATAGAGTGGGTTACTCCACAGGAGTATTAGGAATAAGAGGGAGCGTATAGGTAGAACCATATAGTTTCTCAAATCGTTTTGGATCTCTCTCATGCCATGCACGTTTAGCTGTATAACCTAGTGAGCCACCAATAGGGCAAGGTGAGCCAGACATTTCCATAGCTTCCCAAACACGATTGTCTTGACACAATACTGATACTGCTGCTACCTTTAAACCTAAGTCGTTAAGTGTCTTAGCTAGTTTAATACGCTCACAGTTTTCATCTGTGATAGTAGCACCACCACTGATAGAGAACATGCCTGTGTTAGCACCACCAGATACACCAGACTTACACATGTCATTAGAGAAGCCAGACATGGATGGGGCCATAGCACTAGGCACTGGCATCCCTTTGTTGTTGATCGTTGTTGTATCAGCATGAGCATAACTTTGACTAAGCAAGAATACAATAACGAAGCCAGCTGTAGCAAGAAGGATCTGCTCTAAGCGTTTAAGTCTAGCATTGATTTGCTCATAACGAATAGCACAGACTTCTTCGTGTGTGCTAAGTCTTGATTCTACGTCATGCTTAACCATGTTATTCCTCCGCTGGTTCTGGCGTGTTGCCTTCTTCAAGCCATTTTAGGTAGGCTTGGTAGTCTGTGTTAGCTGGGTCAAATGGGATAAATGCGTTGTCTGATAATCTTTGAATACCAGTATCTTTGACAATGTTTTGTAGGTCTTTAAATAGTTTATACATTATAGCTCCGATGTACTAGTCCAAGTAACTTCGCCATGACCGTTTGTTCCTGCTGCGTTATAAACCATAGCCATATCTAGATTGATTCCATATGATGTAGCCGCTCCTCCTACAACAACAGTATAAACCATTGTTGGTGTAGCTCTTTTAGTCTGTTTAAAATTAACGGTCATCATAGCAGTTCCGTCTGTAGTTCTGCCGCCAGCCCAACTTCTGCCAGTTTCATAATACCTCTGACAATTAGCCAATTCCTGATTATAAAGTCTGCGTTCAAACGGTGTTGCTGTTGAGCCTACTTCTAGTTGGACACCTGTTACATACCATGTTGCTGCGTTAGTATTTAATATTTGTGTTTGTCCTGTTGCACCTTCATAATCACCAGCCAACCAAGCGTTAGTAGAAGATGTTGAATAAGTTGAACCCATAGCAATTGAAAATCTAACAATAAATCCAACTCCATTAGTTGTAAGCCATGTGCCAGATGTATCACCAGCAATAGTTACAGTTTTTTGTTCCCATGTGTTAGCTGCTGAAATAGTGTAAGTATAAACATAAGAACGACTGTTTCCAGCATTACTTATAGACCCACCAAATGTTCCTGTTAAAGAACTTCTAACCCAAAATGAAATAGTAATAGGTTTAGCATTTGCAGTTCCCCATCCTAAATCAGCTACATTAAGACCTTCAATTATTTGAAGCAGAGTCATATAATCACCAGAAGCTGTAGATGTTGCTGCTGATGAAGTAAGCAATATTGAGTTATTAAATCCAGTTGGTGCTGTGGTTGATTGCTGTATTGTTGCTTTTGATGTATAGCCAGTGCTAACTTTAAATCTATCAGCCCCATAAATTTCATTATTAGCAGTAACACTAGCACCAGCATTTCTCTGGTCGATCCTCATGTCACCATTGATGATGCGGTTCTTTAATCCAAAGGGGGATGCAGCAGCTCCTTGTAGAGATGCGTCGTTAAACGTGACTCCATTTGAGCCATCAAGTGTCATTGCCATTATGCTATTCCTTCAGGTTTATTAGGAAAATTAACTGTATTAGGAAAGCCAGCTTGTTGTGGCACATCTAATAATGCTTGTCTATAGTTAGCCCAAGTTGTTTGTTGTTCTGTAGAGAATGATGCCCAGCGTAATGGGTTACCCACAATGCTGTCTACTTTTTGTAATAAAGCATCTCTTTGTCCTCTTGCTTGTGCTGCTAATTCTTCTGTTGTTGGCGGTATCCATTCAGCTATTGCACCAAATTCACCAGCTATTGCTCTTGCGTATATATCACGACCATGTTCTTCTGTGTCATTAGGTGTAGCATGGAATGGAATGTCTTGTCCTATTTCTTCAAAATTAACTGTTAAGTTAATAGATGTATGAGCTTCGTCTACCCATTTAGGATTACTTGCATATTTTAAATTTAGTTTCATTATATTTTCCTATTAAGCTATTCTTAACCAAACACCTATAGCACCACTACCACTATAGTTACCTTTATTCATAGCTTTCCATGTTCCGCTTAATGTTGTAGCATTTACTGTATTTGTAAAGGCAGTAGCTCCACCAAGACTTGAAGCATATAAAGATATCCAATTTAAAGTAGAACCAGCTACTGTAGCCCCTTGAGTATAGCCGCCTGATGGTTGATATAAAAAAGCATAAGTTCCTAAATCGCCTTCTGTTGAGCCAGCTGTAGCTGTTTGCACTTGAGTTGTTGTTAATGTAGATACACTTGTCAATACAGTCCCACTAGTAGTAGGCAACGTAAGTGTTGTCGTGCCAGCTACGTTAGGTGCATCTAATGTAATAGTTCCGCTAGTGTTTCCCGCTATGATTACACTGCTCATAGTGATGCTCCTAGTTTACTTGCTTCTAATTGTAATTGATAAGCTGTAATCACTTCTGAAGTATGTGAAACTTTACATATGTTTTGCACTTGTAATTCTTGATCTGAATAATCTTGACCAGGAGTTATGCACCATCTATGGAATGTTCTTGCAACTTGATTGCCATCATCAGTGATAGTAGTAGCTTGACGAACTTGAACAGTTCCATTTTCTACCACTTCTATCTTATCAATTAATGTTTGTTTATCTAAAGCCATTTTGTTTTCCTGTTAAAGTTAATTAATATAAATTAATTAAACGTCATGTAAGTTCCAGAGATAATAAAGTCACTTGCATTATTACATTGTGTATTACTAAAAGATGCAGCTGATCCAGTTTGTGAAAATAATAATGATGCTGAAGTTGTATTTGGACTTATATAGCACATATAACTTCCAGATGTAGAAGTAGCAGAACCACAATAAAAAGACAATGTGTTGTATGCGTCAGATGCATTGGTTGCTGTAAATGGGAATCCAGTAAAAGCAATTGCTCCAGTTGAACTTCCTTTATTTGATAATAATATATAGCAAGTAACGTGAACCATTCTACCAACTTTTACATAATATCCAACTTTTGTAAAAACAAGTCCTGTAGAGCCACCACCAAAAGTAACTCCTGGAGTCCAAGTGCCTTCTTCATAATCATCTAAAGTATTTCCATCTGCTGCTGGTGATGCTGTTGCTGGAAATATAATACCAATTCCACTAGATGGTATAGCTGTTCCTAATCCAACACCATAAGGATTTATTGTAGCTACTGTTGTTCCACCAGATTGTAATTGTAATATGCCAGTATTATCAGCAGTGGTGATTAGACCACCAGCACCACTTGTTGAAGCATTTATACTTGAAGCCATCTATTTCTCCTATAATACAACCCAGCGTTGTCCGCTAGGAACTGTAACTGTTGCGCCAGAAGCGACTGTGATTGGGCCAACACTGAATCCATTGGTGCTTGTTGTTAATGTATAACTTGTGCTAATCGTTGTTGTGTTCTCATAGATCGCACCACCAGCAGAAGCACCACCACCGATAGAACCCCATGCTGTGCCATTGTATCCTTCAAATCCATTTGTGCTAGTGTTATAACGCATGTTACCAGATGTTGGTGATCCTGGTCTTTGTCCTGTTGTGCCAGCGGGTAAGTCAAAGTATCCTGTTGATGAGTTAGCTTGATCTGATACAGCAGTAGGTGTGACTGATACTGTTGTCCATGCATTGTCACCACGAAGGAATGTAGATGAAGATGCTGTGCCTGTAGGTGAGATGACAGCTAGTGTGCCTAAACCTAAGTTTGTTCTTGCTGTGCTATTACTAGCTAGATCAGATAAGTTATTAGCGGCAGCTAAGAATCCAGAGCCAGATACATAGGCAGCTACCCATGCTGATCCAGTGTATAAACGCATCTCTACAGCAACTGTATTGTAATATAAAGCACCAGCAAGTAGAGCATTGCCATCATTGTCTAGTGTTGGGTTAGATGACTTAGCACCTAGATATCTATCATCAAATGAATCATAAGCAGCTAGTGTTGCATCACGTGCTGACTCTGCTGCTGTTTGTGCTGATGATGCAGCGTTGGCACTATTAGAAGCATTGTTAGCTGAATTGGATGCACCACTTGCAGATGTTGCTGCTGCATTCGCTGAGTTACTTGAATTGTTTGCAAAGTTACTTGAATTGCTTGACGCATTGCTTGAATTATTAGCTGCTGTGTTTGCAGTTGTTGATGAAGCTGCCGCAGCATTAGCACTATTGGATGCATTGTTCGCATGATTACTTGCGTTACTTGCAAATCCACTAGAACTAGTTGCACTATTACTTGCGTTATTCGCAAAATTAGATGCATTGTTTGCATGATTGCTAGAAGCATTAGCACTATTAGACGCATTATTTGCAAAGTTAGATGAGTTATTAGCGCTATTAGATGCTGCACTTGCATTAGCTGCTACGTTAGCTTGAGCATTAGAAGCTGTGTTAGCTGAGTTAGATGCGTTGTTAGCAAAGTTAGATGCATTGTTAGAGCTATTACTTGCAGCATTGGCTGAGTTGCTTGCGTTATTAGCGAAGTTGCTAGAGTTGTTTGCTGAATTAGATGAGTTAGATGCAGCATTAGTAGAAGCTGATGCGTCTACAATAAGGCCCCATTTAGCTGAGTCTGTATTCGTTGTTATTGGTTGGCTACCACTTGATGTATGTGCTGTTAAGCAAATATAGATATTATTGGTAGTTGTATCTTTAACGAGATCTCGTTTGTTATAAGATGTAGCAGCTGCCCAGTTACCACGATAGTCACCAATTTGCTCACCTACAACAGGATTACCATCTGCATCGAATGCAAGCGTCTTATTAGCTCGCACAGTATTCAATGGCAATGTCATGTTAATAGTCGTAGGATCTGTTACAGGAGCTTTTAATGAACGCTCTGCTGTTTCAGCTACTTGTTGAACAAAGATTACTTCTGAATCTAATTCTGTATTAAGTGTGTTGGCAAAAAAGTCACCACCCGTTACGAAGTCTGTTGAACGCTCAATAGCTCTTGCACCTACAATAGTGATACGATCAGCACCAGTAGCAGCTACTACTAATGTAACTGATCCTTGACCAGTAGTTCCGCTAATGGTTACAGTGTAGTCTGTCGTTAAAGTAAGAAGTGTAGTATTCTTGTACACTGCGATATCTGTATTTACAATGACAGGAAACGAAAAGGCATAAGGGCCTACACCCGCAGATCCTGTGTATACGATTCGTCTTGCTACGCTTGTTATTGGATAGTCAGCCATGTTTTATTTACCTTGTATAAATACCAGTTTCTTTTTGAACTTCTTTCATATCTTCTAAAGCCATTTGTAAGTCTACATCTTCTTGAACAAGTCTATCCCATGCTAGTCCATATGTATCAGATATCTCTTTTTGAATAGCTTTTTGAGCCACAGACATATCCATGCCTTTAATGCTCTTATAAAGTTCTCCCAATTTTACTACTCTTTTCTCTAAAGCACCATCATTTGTTGCAATTTCTATCCATCTATTGTACTGTTCACCCGATAACATAACGCCATCTTTAGATTTTTGTGGAATATATGCTGGCACACCATATTCTACTAAGGTTAGATATCCTTCTATATTAGTACCATCTGATCTTTTAAATGGATTAAAGGTTTCATAGAAGTTACCTTTGCCAACTTTCTTAGTTTCTCCAGTTAATGGATCTAATGCTACTGGTAAACTATCACTTAACAATGGATTGCGTGATTTATATTGTGCTAATGCTTGCCAGTATCCGTCATAGATTGGATTGGCATCTGATCTTAATGATGTTTCTTCTCTCATTAAGTTAGATTTTTCTGGATTATTATATCTTTCATAGGTAGCAGATAGGCTTGAATAGGCTCCAGCTGGAGATCCACCTATGCCAAACTCTACAGATTTCTTGGTAAACTTAGATGCAATAGCATAGAATTTATCTGGTGCTGATTGAGCGTCGCTAGAGAACATATCATGTATATCTCCAATACCTTGAAGCATATCTAAGTTAGACATGTAATCATAAAGACCAACTGCACCATTCATAGCTAATTTATCTAATCCTTCTTCTTCTGGATCTGTCATTGCATATTCAGCAGATGTAGCTGACATACCAAGTAACGATGCTAATGGACCTAATGATTCGTAAGAAATATAGATCTTATCTGCGCCTACAGTCACATTAGTAATTTCAGAAAATTTATCAACTAACTCTTGGTCTACATCAGCTTTATTAAATACCATAGAAAATGGTTGCCATCCTGTGCCTTTGAGCGCTTCTAAATCTTTGCGCCTTACTGGACCAGCACCAGTGAGATTACCACCTAATGTATATTGATACATTGTATACATGGCTGCACTACCTAATGTTACTTTAGCTAATGCTTTATCACCTTCAATGCCACCTTTTTGAATGGCTGTGCTAATAGCTGATGGAATAGCTAATGGACTACGAGATAATGTTTCTTTAATAATGTTTGCTGGGGTTCTTACGAACGGAAAGAATAGCTTAGCATATGGGAAACCAGCAAATTCAGTATTAATAATTTTATTAACTGATCTGAGTGAGCCTTCTAATTCAGCAGTAAATGTCATGGTACGCGCTTCTTTAGTTGCCATCTCATGCATTTCATCTGTAGGATTATCCAATAATGAAGCATGATAATTTGTTACTTGTTTACGAGCTACATCTGGATCAATACCTGATGCTATTAATTCATTATATTTCTTATTAGACTCTCGTCTTGCTAAAGCACCCAATTCTCCTCGATAACCAATGGCTTTAAAAAACTCATCTTCTGCCATTAATAAACGACCTGCCGATGTAACAAAGTTACCATAATATTTAATGCCATCTGACATAGCTTTGCCAAATGTACTATCACCAAAATTAAGATTAAAATCATCTCGACCAGCAGTTCTCATCTCAAGTTTAGTAAGAGGATCTGATGGAGTATTTGTTTTCAATGCTTTAACTCCAAGTCTAAATGCATCTGATAAAGACATAGACATAGCCGATGCTTTATCCATAACCTCATTCATTTGAATATAATCTTTATTGCCAGTAAGAACTGATCTACCTTTGCCTAATACTGATGCAACAAAGTTTTCTGGAACTTGCCACATACCAAACAATGCGTTACCAGCAATATTCTTTGCATGAGTTATTGGAGATGATAGCAAACCATTGACCCATGTTGCGTACCATACATCCTTAGCACTACTGAATAATGTTTTTTCTGCCAATGCAGCTCTGTCAAGTCTTGAATTAAGGGCAATATAATGCTTACCAATGTCATCAATATTATCTAAGCCACCTGAGCCATTAAGAATACTATCTAACATTAAAGCTCTTTCTGGGCTTGTGCCAGATGCTTTATATGCTTCTCTTAATACACCTAATGATCTAGCAATGTCCCTACGTTTGCCAGTAACAGAACCCATAAAGTTTCCTTCAAGGTTCAATCCTAATGCAAACTTAGCTGCCAAATCTTTAGTCTCAATGCTTTCTGGGTCTTTAGCTTTAGCTTCTAAATAGTTTCTATATAAAGAAATATTCTTATCTTGAATGCTTCGAGCTATATATGGTAACTTTGCAATCTCATTAGGATCAGCAATAGTTTGTCCATTGGCATCTAACATGCGAGCCAAGAACTTTTCATCGTAAATAGGCTCTACAGATACTGCAAGTTGTTCAGCATTTGGTTGTGATGCCACCCATTTATCTGCTAATTCTTTAGTTTCAAATTCTTTAACTGTTACGCCATTCTCAGTAATAAATGCTTTAGGTGTGGTATTGCGCTCTACAATCTCTTTATATGATAATTTTTTATACTTACCTAATTCATATACATTAGTAACAGCTTGACCAAGATTATTAAAGTCTAATGGTGCTGTGGGGTCAAACAACATTTTATCAATCTCACCTGATGCTGATGGGACCTCTATTTGTTGCATTACTTTTTGTGTTGTTTTCTTTGGGGCTTCTGGAATAATTGTAAATTGACCAGCTTTTTCTATTGCCTTGCCTTCTTTAACAATTGGCATAGCTAAATCAGAAACAGCATCTTTAGGTGTTTTAGTAGTAATCTTTTTAAGAACCTTAACGCCAATGTCTCTTAAACCAGCTGTATCTATTTTTTCTCCAGTAAATACTGGATCTGTTTGTTCTGGCAATGGTGTTGTTTCATCAGATATTAAATCGCCTTGTGTTGTATAAGGAACAGATTGCTCTAATGTAGCAGTAGTGGTTTCATTAGGATCAATAGTCTTTGTAACTTGATCTAATTCTTGAGTCACATTATCAAGTGCATTTAATCTTTGATCTAATGGTCTATTGTCAATTGTCATTTAGTAGCCTTTTTGATTTGCTTAATACCCTTAACTACACCTTTTGTAGCAAGTGTTGCTAGACCAGATGGAGCTATAATCTCGCCAACTGATTCAGCAGCTGTTGCTTTTGTTTGTAATTGTGGAACTAACTCATTAATAAACTTTTTAACATCTTCAGTTGTAGGTAACCCAGTAGATGATTCTAATCCACGTGTAAATTCTTCAAGCTTGCTTTTTCCTTCTGGAGTAGTAGCAGCATAATAAGCACCTTTAAGAATAGATATAAGATCTCCAGGTGTACCTATTGCACCTTCTATAGCACCTTTGCCTAAAGCATATAAAGATTGAGCTGGCATCTTTTCAACATCAGATACAACTGCACTAACACCTTCTGTAACCAATGGAGCAACTATTCCAGGAGATGGCAATCCTTTTGGTCTTACAATAATTTCTTCTTCTGGCACATATGCATTAAGTTTATAATCTTCAAATCTTTGATCTAAGTTCATCAATTTACTCCAGCATTATTCTTTTGGAATGTTTTAAATGCTTCAATATCACGCAATGCAGACTTCATTTTCTTACGCTCTTTGTCATCTTTAATTATATCTTTATATTTTTTATCTACATCTTTAGCTTTATAAGCATCTTCTGAATATGGTATATTATATTTAGAAGTAATAGATTTTAACTCAGCTTTAGCTTCTGTATATTTTTCAGTTGAATCTGCTTTAAGAACAGCATTAATACTTTTTTCTGCTTCTTCATTGACATTAAATGGCAAACCTTGAATACGAGCAGCATCAGCTTTTTTCTTTAAATCCCTATTAGCTTTGGCAGCTTGAGCTACTTTTTCAGGTTTAAGCATTAAACTATCTAAGCTTACTTCATCTAATCTACCAATAATAATCTTATTGGCTTCTTTATCATCTCCAGTACGTCTATAATATTTCTCTTTAAGCTTCTGTGCATCTGCAAATGTAATAGTTCTTCCAGCAGCAGCCTCAATATCAGCAATGCTAAGTATGTCAGTTTCAACTTTGTCTAGCATATTGCTATACATTCTTTCTTTTGCTGGAGTTTTTTTCTCTCCACTAATTACTTCTTCATATTCCGCTGGACTAATATTAATACCATTAGCTTTAGTTTGTTTAAGATATTGTTCTGGACCAATTTGACCATTAAAATATTGGCTTTGTAAATCTCTTTTAACATCTTCTTTGAGCTTATTATTTAACTTTTCTTCTGCTTCAACAAGTCCATATTGTTTGACTGACTTTTCAGTTTTACGCTTAACTACTTCCATCCATTCATCTTCTGGAACATATTTGCGTAAATATTGAGTATAGTCTCCAGCTTGACCTTCTGAAATCTTAATAGCTGCTTCACCAGCAGTTCCAGCAAATGTTTTATCTTTTAATGCATAATCACCAATACGATCCATGATTGCATTCTTAATAACTTTATCCATCTCTTTTGTGTATTCTGGTATCTTAGCTGGATCTATATTCATCATCATTTCTTTGATAGTCTTTTTGTCAAGAGATAATGCTAAATCAAATTCCTCAAATAATGGATATGCATCTAATAAAGTTGGAATATTGCTTTTAAATGTTTTAAGCTGCTCATCTACCTTTATAATGTTTTCTGCTTGAACAAGTTTTTCTACTCTATCCAAGGCAGATTTATAAACAGCATGGCCTAGCACAGTAACAGATTGTCTATATTTTAATGATTCTTCTGGGCCTACTTGAGCTAATACTTTGGAATGTCCATTAATAATGGCATCTAAATTAGATCTAATATTAGTCATATCTAATTGAGAAATATCTGTTGTATTAATACCAGCCATCATTCGACTAAACTCATCACGAGCTTGACCTTCAAGATCTGTTCTTAATGCAGATGCTTGAGCTGCTCTTGCTGCCTCACCAAAGACTGTATAATCTTCTGAGAAAATATCTCTTATATCTTTGCCTTGAGCTTGTGCTTCTGAAATCTGTGCTAATGAAGGTGGATTAGCAACGCCATATTCTAAGCCAGCTTTCTTAGCTTTTTCAGATTGAGCTTTAAATGCAAATTCAGATATTCTATTTAAACCAGCTTCTGTAGATTTAGATAACTTAATAGTTTCTTTAATGTTAGCAAAATCAAATGGCTGAGTATTCTCTAACTGAATATTTTGTCTTTGATATCTTGGATTATCTGCCATAATTAAGCCTTAGGTGTTTCTGATGTTTTATATACCTTACTAACTTCATATGCTCCAGTTGCAAGCTTGGTAGCAGCATCTAATAAACCACCACGTGTTGCTATGTCTGCTGCATTGCCATAAATATCTGACTGAGCATTTCCAGATAATAATGCATTAGCTGCATTACTTAAATCTGTTTGATAGTCTCTGCCAGCTTCTCTAGTATTCACTGTAGTGATTAACTTAGAAGATCCTTCTAATCCCACTATACCACCAGCATATCCACGAGCTACTGTTGCTGCATTATTAGCATTAAGCTTGCGTAATGTTTCATTAGCTCTTTGTTCGTATGCTAATGCTTTACGAGCAGCATCAGCTTGTGTCTGCATAGCTTGTAAGCGATACATAGCCGCCTGACTTTTGGCTTGCGACATACTTTGACTCGCACTCATTGCTGTTGAAGCTACGGATAATGCTATTTGCCAAGACATAATTATGTTCCTTGATGGACTCCTACTTTATATTCTAAACCTAATAATGTTAATTTCAATGGTGCGTTTTGAGTAATTGTAATTTTTGCTTCATTACTATACCCTAAAATGCCATGTAATACTTTAGTGCCTGTATAATCTGGTACATCAGCATCTAATGTTGATGCTGTGTCAAATGATCTAAATGGTACTTCTATGCCATTAATGACCATATTTTGCGTTTCATAGACCAATGCATTAACTTCAACAATACGCTTTTTAAAGCCTAATCGTGTACCAGACTGTATTTTTAAGTCAATTGGCATAGTTGTTGCTTGTACAACAATAGGCAATCCTACCTCATAAGATGATGCAGATGCCCTTGGGAATGTTACTGTACCACCTCCAGGCACTGTCTGGTTGGCTTGTACAATACCATCTAATAATACATTAACTTCTTTGCCTACTACATGAGACATAGACACTGTTGATGCTACACCACCTGTTTTAGCACTATCAGTTAATAATGTAGGGTCAAATCGTTCTACATAGTATTGAGCAGTACCACTAATTGTACGTTTAACTACAACATAAATAGTAGTAATGTCTACGCCAACATCTAAAAACTCGCCACCCGCAGTTACAAACTCTGATGGGGCTATAACATTCTGTGATCGCATAATTGAATATGCTGCAATACTTCCATCTGTGGAATTAGTAATTAATAATAGATCATTCTCATCTGTATCCACAGCACGTCTTAATGCCATACGTGTAGGATTCTTTAATAGATGTCCTGATAATAGAGATATCTTAGATGTAAGATAAGTTAATTGTGTATCAGAGTATGCAATCTCACTTAGGATCTTACCTTGACGTTGTATAAATAACACGCCTGATTCTAGTTGTTGCACTCGAATACCTTGCTTACTACCAGCACGACCAGTAGTAGACACAAAGAATGATGTAGGTGTGATTGGCTCTAAGCCTTGTTGTGGTACATAGAACTCACCACCCGTTGTAAAGATCATTAAATCGCGACCAGAGATAATATCTGTAATCGCATTGAATGTATTAGTATCTAATGTAGCTTCTACTGAATCGTCATCTAAACCTTCTGTCCCTTCAAAGTCAAAGAAGATACCAACTTTAGATCCCCATACTGTAGATGGTCTTGATTTAGATCCACCGAAGTATAAACGACCTTGATGAAATGTTACTGTTCTTGGCCATCCTTTTCCAGCTGACCATACATTTTCGTAGCCAGATTCTAATTCCCAATTACCATTAGCAATAGCTGATGTATTAAAGAATGGAAATTCAGTAATAGCATTGACTACTGTACCGCTTGTATATTGGACAATCTTAGCTCTACCTTGTGGCACAACATTAATATATTGTCCTACAGAGCCAGCAGAGAATACAGATGATGATGCGGTAAGTGTCACTTTACCTGATACAGCTGATGGCGTTAATGTGCCAGCTGGATTAGATACGCTTAATGTATATGCATATTTAGGAATGCTGTCAAATGAAATAGCAGATGCAGTCCATGTAGCGTCTGTGCCACCACGTACAATTTTTATTGGCGCTAAATCTTCATGCACAACAATAAGTGTGTCGGCAGATTGTGTCCAGCACATATTAGCTAATTTAGCTGATGATAATGATACGCCTGATGTATCAAGATAGCTATTGCCAGATCCATTGATGTTTGTAATTAATGCGCCATTCTTATACACATGCATACGATTATGTGTAAATGCAAGCATATAACTATCTGATGTTGAGAACTCAAAGGCTACTAATCGCACACCATTAGCAGCAGATTCTGTGCTTGAATTTGGCAATGCATTGATATAACGTAAGCCACTGCGTCTAGTAATGCCACCTTGTGGTTGGCATAATACATTTTGAGCAGTCTCTAAACCATTCTCATATGATTTAATATCTATACGTGAGCGTAATAGTGGATCTATTTCACCCGCAGTAAAGTTAGTTTGAATGGTTACAAAACGAGCCATTAGTATCTCACATTAATCAATGAGAAGTCTTGTATTGCGTTTACTGGTTGTCCTTGGCCATCAATATTCATAGCTTGTCTCATGTAGCCACCACGACCATTTTCTCCTGGTGTACCTACAGCAACAGTTTGCCAATATCCAGCCTTTTCTGTTTGATCTGTAATAGGCACAGATAAATGCCATGCAAGTATATATTTAAGCAGTTGAACAAAATATGTTGGCATTGATGATTCTGGTACTGAGTATTGATAATCTACCCATACTTCTTCATAATCTGTTAGCACCTTATCTCCCATGATTCTATATTCATTGCGTATGGGAGAGCCTACTTCATTAGCGTCATATAATGCTCTTGGTGAGTTTATGCGATCAGAAGGTAGTTGATATTCGTATTTGTATTCGGTAACTGGTGTAGTGACCAGTCTAGCACATTGAACTTTCTTAAATGAAAAAGACCATGGATATGTTGATAATGCTTGGTCTCTGATATCTGGATATAGTCTATCGCATATAGATGCTTCGTCTGTACCTTCGGTAAAAGACGCAATAGGTTTAGCACCTAACATTAATAGTGAATCAGAACAAACTGATAATGCTGAATCTCCAGCTGCCATACTCTATCTCCAAATGTAAGAATAAGGCGAGTGCAAAACACCCGCCCTACCCAAGTTACTTACTACAATACAGACTATTAATCTGTATCTGTTGCTGTTACTGTTAAACCATCAGATACGTCTACAACGCCAGCAGATGTATTTGATAATACATAAACAATGCTCATTGTAGGAGTTGCTGAATCGTAAACAAAAATAATGTCGCCCACTTTTAAAAGTGAGGAAGCATCATTGAAGTAAGCAGTTGTATTTACTGTAGCGATTGAATCTGCACTAGTATATGTCCAAATTTGTGGAGCATTACCAGCTTTAGATTGTCCGCCAGCAGCATTTAAACCAGTCGCTGAATAAGCCATTTAGTATCTCCTTAAATTAAGATTCACGGCATGTGAGTTGAACAATACCCTCAGCATCGATAGCAGTTGCAGTCGCAGAGAATACAGCATTCACAAGGAATGAAGTTTTTTCTGGAATGTAATTGATTTCTGTGCGAGGAGCTATACCTTCTGCGTAACCAACAGAGTCTTTATGGAATGCAAAAACTTTGCGATCTAAAGAACCATCAATTGGTAAACCACCTTCTGAGCGATCACCCAATAAATGGAATGTAAAGCCTAAGAAAGTATTTAGTTCACCAGCTACTAAAGCTTTAACTGTATTAAAGTCAGAAGAAGTTACTGCTGTTTCTGAAAGTAATGAAGCTAAGTTGTTGCCATGAAGAACAATGTGACGACCTTCTGGTGGAACGTTGTTTTTGTCTAATAGACGTTTAGCTTCACGTAGTTTAGCTACGCTTAAGTTAGTGTCTGAACCACCGATATCGTTAGACACTGTTAATGATGTTGATGAGTTTACAAGCGCATCAATAATCATTTGATCTTGTCTACGACCGATAGCGTTAGATACTAATTGAACTAACTCTTGTCTTTCGTCAAAATTTACTTTTTGTTGCATAAAGATGTCAGAATATTCTGCTGCATTCCAGTCTGCTAAAGTAGCAGTTACTTGGCTAAAGCCAGCATTCAATGGTGATACATCTGTTTGTGGGATTCTTAAAGTAGCAACACCTTTGCCTACTTTAGGAAATTTTACTACTGATCCTTCAACACCGCGTCTTTGGCGAACTGCACCAACTAATTTAGCTTTACCTTGGTAAGCCTGTTTAACTTCGGCATCAAAGAGGGTTACAAAAGCGCTTGATAATCCAATAGCCATGTTATTCTCCTAGAATTGATAAAAATAAAGTTTATCGCTTTGGTTAGCCAGACAAACCTGGGCCAGTGCTTGCTATTTACGATAGCCAAACGACAAGACGACTTGTGTGAAGGGTTGCGAATGCAATGAGCCTTGTATGGTTTTTAGCATATTTTACAAATTTGTGCAAGTATTTTGCGTTTTAGGCAAAAAAAGACCCACCGAAGTGGGTCAAACGCGAACTACGGAGTCTTACTATGAACCAAAATTAGCTTCAAACATTCTTTCTACTTTCTTTCTAAAGCCAGGATCTGTTTGATATTTAGGATCTCCGACCATAGCGTAGAGTTCTTCTTTGGATAAAGCACCTTGAACTGGAGCGCTATCTGTAGGTACACGACCTTCATAAGCACCACGAAGTTTCTCTAATGCAGCAATACCTTTTGCAGTACCACCCATGTATTTAAACTCCTCAAAGTCGTCTTTACCCCAAATACCCTTATTAACTAAACCACTAGCCCACTTAACCATGCCATTAATACGGGCATCGGCATTAGGACCAAGCGCTTTCTTTTCTTCTGCTAAATTAACAGAGCTAGTTTGATTAGCTTCAAATCCCATCTCAACAACTTTACTCACTAAAGTATCTAAAGCTGCTTGGCTTACACCATATTCTTTAGCCCAAGATAGTACGTGATTACGTACGGGATCTTCTGCTGGAATATCTTTAAATGCGGCTACATCATAGTTACCATCTGCTGGTGCCTTGTGTTTGCCTTGTGAGATTTGTTTTCTTAGATCGCCCCAAGATTTAGCCATAGCCTGTAAGTCTGGCTCTGCATCATCTTTCTTCCAGAAATTCTCTGGCCACCAATCGGGTCGTTCTAAAGGACTATCATCATCTTCATCTGATGCTTCAAGATGTGATATTTCTGTTTTTTGCGGATTTGATTCTACTGCTTCTGTTTCAACTGATGCACTGTCGAGTAGGCCAGTTTCTTGAGATGCTTCCTCATTACCACTAGGCTCGATGTTGTCGTCTATCATTACATTTTCCTTGCTCTAATTAACTTTGCTTCAATATCTCTCACAATACTATTTTGACCTTCACGATAGTACGCATAACTTGAGTCGCTACCAGGCAAAGCAACTGGTTGCTCTAAAACTGTTTGACGTAACCATGCTAATAACTTTTGTCCGTCATCACTACCAAAAACTCTTAATGCTAATCTATCTAAATCTTCTCTTGCTTGTGCTACATCTCTTACATCTAACGGAAGTGCTTGATCTAAATCTTCCCATCCAGCCATTACATCATCCCCTTAGTTGCAGCTTCTACCATACCAGGTACTGCTTCTGGATTTTGTTGAGCTACTTGTTGTGCAGCTTCAGCCATTTGTTGAGTCATCATCATACGTTCTTCTTGAGTGTTACGTATCTTTTGTGGGATACCTAACTTCTCAGCAATGAAGTCCATCATAGCATCTGTTTTCAATGTCATCTGAGCTTGTGGTCCAGCACCTTGAACGATCTGTGCAAACTGCAATACGTTCTGTACATCTTCCATGCTTTGAGCCATAGCTAATGGTGCAACTGCTGACACTTTAATTTCAAGACCATTGACTTTAAGAGGTAAATCAATAAGACCACGCTCATCCATTACTCTTAAAATCTTAGTAACTAATGGTATCATAGTTTCATTAATCAGTCTGCCAAAAGCTGATCCTAGATTTTGTGATAACTCTTTCATTCGCTCTACCACTTCCGTAGCTGAACGTGCTGACATGTTGTCTGGTGGTAAAGACTCATCTAATAAAATACGCTTAATGCTCATGCGTAAATCATTCATAATGATTTGAGATACATTAAAGTCACCAGCTCTTGGCAATGGTTTCAATGATTCACCTTGTGGACCGCCATTCCTTGCAACAGGAATAATAGCGCCAGGTATAATCTTCACTGTGTTAGGATTTAATACGCCATCATCTGCTGCGGTATATACACCAGCAATAGCTAATGATGCATTTTTAAGTAATAGTTCTAATGTTTTATTGAGCGTCTTGATGTCTGGCAATGCAGTAATCAATGGACCACGACCATAAATCTCACCAGCTACTTTTGCATAGCGTGATACAATCCATGGGCTTTCTACCATACGTCTATAAACTAACTCTGTTTTAGATTCTTTATGAATTACATGATAACAGAAATCACCACGCTTTTGATCTAAAATAGTAGCTTCAATAAACTCTAAATCATCTGTTGGCTTTTGGTCAATCTTCTTTTGTAAGTCATCTGGAATAATTGCATCTGGCCATTGACGCATAATAGACTCGCCTTTAAGACGCATACGTCTATATACATTGTCTACTTGACCATTAGCACCTTCTTCAAATGATACTAAGAATTGTGGTACAGGAATGAAGTTAAGTGGATTAATGTCATCACCTGGTTGTACCATCATCACAGCAGTACCTACAGATAGATCAAGCAAGAATTCACCAATAGCAATATCAAAGTTTGATTGCTTTAATGATGCAAATAATTTATCTGAGTAAACATCTAATGCTGCTTGCGCTTCTTCTTTGCGATCTTCAGGAATATCTGGTCCTGGTTCAAGCCTACACCATTTACGTTGTGGTGGGAATATGCCAGATTGCATGCGATTAGCAAATCGTTGTGTAGAGTTAATGGCTGTAGAATCAAATACACGATTCATTTTCTTTTGACCGCCTACTTTACCTTCGTAGTATCCGTCATAAAGATTACGTTGTGGTAACGCAAACTCATAACATTCTTCGTATAGACTTCTAAAGTCCTCTTTCTTAGTAAGAGCTTTATCGTGTCGTTTTAAAACATCCTCTGCGGATAGTCTCATCATTTCTGCCATATTGATCCCTATGATTTCTTATTTCTATTTGCAAAGTTACGTGCTGATTCTTTACTGCCAAATCCCCATGCTTTTAATGCCAACTTTAATCTTGTTGGTCTACCTTTGTCATCTACTAATGGGCCAGACATTCCACCAAAACGAGCAGCAAAAGACACGCGCCTAGGATTTGTACCACTCTTGACTGGAGATTGTAAGTTACCACCTTCTTTATTTTCAAAGTGTTTTCTGCCAGCTTCATTTAATCCGCCTTTAGGATTTTGATGTTTCTTTAATGTCATTATTTTTTCTTAGGCTTCATTGCTGTTTTAGCAGCTTTAATAAATGCAGCATCTGTAGGTGCGCCAGGAGATCCAGGTTTGCGCATCTTTTCTTTAGACCCTTCAGCGATACGCTCACGTTTTTTGTGAATATTGGCATAAAGTCCAGCTTTCATATTAATATCCTTTTTTCATTGGAGTTACTGTAGCGCCTTTTGGGTATGCCTTTTCCATTTCTTTAACAAACTCAGGGCTTACCTTACCGCCTTTGCTAGGGTTAGAAGCTTTAGACTTATACCCACGCATAACTTTTTTAACCTTGGCTTGCATTTTGTCTTGTTTCATTACTATGCTCCTAATGTTGTATCTGTGCCTAATGTCTCTGATGCTGTAGATGACATAAGTCCAGCTGATCTACCACGTCTAGCCTTTTTAAATGATGCAGCCTTTTCAGCTTCTGTACGAGCTGGCGCTACATCCACTGGCTTTGGTGGTTCTGGTGGTGGTGGTGGTGGTGGTGCTGATGATCTTGATCCTCCGCCCATAATTATATTCCTCCTGGTGAGCCAAGCGTTTCTACGCCTGTTTCTGGGTTTAATCTTTCTTCTGCTAATAATGCTCTAGCTCCGCCACGTTGGCGAGCTATACGTTTTGCTGCTAAATCTTCTGCAAGTTTAACTTTGTCTTGTTCTGCTTGCGCTCTTAATCTGTCTGTTTCAGCTTGCTGCGCCCTAATTTGAGCTTCGGCTGCTGACGTATCTGGCTTACCACCGCCGAATAATCCGCCCATTATTGTCTCCTAAGTAATGTATAATCATCTTTATCTGCGCTATAACGTAGCATATTGCATTCTGGTACAAAATATAACGCCTTAGCCCAGGACATAGCACGAGTATCTGAGGTTTTAACAGTTATTTGGACTCTGTGCAAGTGAAATAATATCTCAACGATATCAATAAATGTTAATCCCGCTTTTGTCATAGCTATTGGATATCTACGAGATTGCTCTGATAGTAAAGACCAAAACTCTGCAACACCTTTCCATAGCATTGTAGCACCAAATATAGCTACTGGCTTACCATAAAGGAATGCTGTAATCGTTGGACCACACTGTGCTTGATGATTTATCATGTATTTAAACTCACTAACAGTAATTGCTTTCTGAGTTTTCATTTCTACACAATCTAGTTCATCTAAATGATGTTGCATATATGGCAAAAAATAGCCACCTTTGACGGGTGGCATGTGTTTTAGTATAGTGGAGTAATCAGTCGAAAACATTAAAGTCAGATCCAGCTACAGTTTGAGCGACAACAGTTGATGCAGACAATGGACTCTTGGTTAATCGCTTATGTTCGCCACCACCAAGAAGCAAGTATCCAAAAGCATCGCCTACGTGAGAGTGTTCGTTTTTGTTAGGCGCATCTTTAAATCGTTCTTGACCAGCACCGACAGCTACACGTTTGAAATGATAACCACCAGCTAGTGATTTACGAATCATTTTACATTTTGTAGCTACAATTAACCCTGGTTTGCCAGCAATAAGTCTTTGCATAGGTGCGGCTGCTGCTTCTCGTCTTACTTTAAAGTCATTCGATGGTGTAGGTTGTGCGCGTAAGCCTAATGTTCTAAGATAATCAAATGCAGTAACCTCATAAATCGCATCTCGTTGCATACCCGCTGGGTCACCCCACATCATAATCTGTGCTTTAGGATAGCGAGCATTGAGTTCTGCTAATAACTGCTGACCAAATCGCTCTAACCCCATGTCAAATGTTACGATCTCATCTAAGATAATCCATCTGCCATTAGGTAATCGTTGTCCTACCACTGCGGCTGGTGTCAAACCAAAGTCAAGACCCACTTGCAATGCATGCTCAGGATCATAATCGACTTCACCACTCATAGAACTATCGTCATACTCTGGCCATACGGGTCTACCTTCTTGAACATAGGTATACTTACCTTCGGCATAACACTTAATCCAGTCTAAGTTCTTACCGCCTAACATCTGCATGTAATAACCCGCTGGCAAGTTACTTACGTTCTCAGCTTTAGGATTAATCTTCCACCAACGACCCCCAGAAAATATATGATCGTTAGCTTCTGGATTTTCTGGTAAGTTTCCTGGATCTACTTCTGTGACACCACCAGGTTGTTTAAAGAAATCCCAAGCATACTTGCCAGTGAGTTTTGTTTTCTCTGCTAGTTTAAACCACCAGTGGTCATCATCCATTGGATTAGTATCCATCCACACACCATGCCAGGTAGGTCCACCATCACGTTGTGTCGGATATCGACCCACACGATGAGTAAGTCCGTCAATAACTGCTTTAGGAAGTTCACGAGCTTCATTTACCCACGCTCCTGTTAGTTCAAGTGATAGTAGTTTTCGTACGTCTTTAGGTTGATCTAATGCTAAAAAGATAACTTCGCAATCAATACCCGCTGCATCTCCACGAGATGGTAAACGGATATGATGAGTAATAGGGGGAGTGTATAACATTGGTCCAAAAGTATTCTCTGGAAATAAATCTTGCCATGTTTTAATTGTTGTGGTTTTTAATTCAGGATATGAGTTACGTACAATGACAAATCGTGTATAACGAATGCCATCCACTGGTGATGGCTTTTGTCTAACTGCTCGCATCATAATCTCTGCTGCACATGCATAGGATTTACCAGAGCCAACAGGTCCCATCAGTCCACGCACGAATGCATCTGACTGTAAAAAGTTCCATGTTGTTGGAGCGGTACTAAAGTCTAAGTCAATCCCAGGGCCATGAAGCGCCTTCTGAGATACTTCTTTTTTGTTAGCCATCTATATCTTTAATTTCTAAAGCTAACAATTGATTAAGCACGTTGATCTGTGCTTGTAATGCATCAATAATCTGCAATGACTCCGTTTGGTAAATGTTATTCAATGCATAAGCATCTCGTAACTTTTGTATACGATCTTCTAAATGATTTGGCTGACTCATTTATTCTCCTTTAAATAATCAACTAGCTTGTTTAAGTGATGTGCTGACTTTTCTATGTCTTGATCTTTGCCTTTACTTAGCTCACGAGCTAAATACGCAATGACGACACCCTTATGATAACCACGATATTCCTCAGGTGTGAGCCATGCTTCCATTGCTTGCCATGGTTGTATCTCCATCTTGGCGTAATGGTCACCGCCAACTTGAAAACTATTCTGATTCTTTGGGTTTTTCATTTTCTATAATCTCTGGCGCTCTGATATTAATACCAAGCACACTTGGTTTATCGGATTCTTCTGGATTATCTAGTAAACCAGATGCTTTTGCTAATAGCCTTAATACGCCAACTTTATCCCACAACTCAATGTCCAAAGTCGTATAACTATTGCCTTCCTTATCAACTTTAGTATTCGACTTAATGGACTTAATGGCCTGTAGAGCATGGTCTGGTATATCCTTACTTGGTTTAACTTTAATATTACCTTGCTCATCCCATTCCATAATATCAGTAAGCTTTGTATTCGCCAAACATAAGAGAGAATAACTAACAGCTTCACGATTCTGCTGAAGCGTAGTCGAACGCTCAAGTTTCTTTTGCAAGCTACGGACACCACCATAGCCAGCAAGAGAAGGGATTGGATTTTTCTTTTTGACTTCATCCATTAAAATGGTAAATCGTCAGGAATGTCATCAAAAGTTGGCTTTGCTGCATTAGCTGGAGCAGCCTTTGGTGCTTTTGGTTTGCCTAAAGATACGGAAATATATTCAATACCAGAGTGGCCACTAAGTTTCTTAGAAACATTTAGGTAAAATAAATTGCCATCATGGTCTGCAAATTCACCAGTGAAGTCTGCATGCCAATCTTCTTTTTTATTCTCATTAATAAACGCTACACCTGTTCCTGGTTTGCGTGGTTTTTGTTCTGCCATTATATTCTCCTTTATTTAATTGGCGTGGGTTTTACTTTTTTCGTCATACATTCTTCGCATATCCATCTGCGATTCTTACCATGTGCTGCAATCTTCCATTTACCATTGACACTAAACTTGTATTGGTAGCATGTTGAACAGAATCTATCACCAAGTGGACTAGGTTCTGCATGTACATACTTATCCTTTAGTTCCATATTCGCTAATAGTCACTACTGCCGATCCTCCTGGTTTAGGTGTACTGCGTGCAATTGATAACATATCTATCTGTGAATCGTCATCATACACACCCGCTGACATCAATGCATCTAAAATAGCCTTTAAGCAATTATCGAGATCAAATATACGCCTACTTCTAGGATGAATATAAATATTAACAGAAAGGCGAGCATCGCCAAAAGATCCCACTTTGTCTCTAAAGCAGATGGCTTGGACTGCTGTCTTGAATAATACGCCTTCTTTCGATATGAATCTTCTTTTGCCATTTGCTCTCCAATATGTATTCACTGATGGTGGATATGGAAGCTCTAATATCATTAAATTATTTTATTCAGTCTTGAATTAATATCGCCACCTTTAGAAAGGTAAGCTTTAATTGCATCATTAATAATACTAGCCTTTGGTTTCTCTTGTTCTTTAGATGCTTTATCTAATAGTTCAACACTAGATGGTGTCAATCTTACTAGGAATGGTTTTAGTTCGGTACTCATACATTCTCCCTGTTTCTTTTTTCAAATTTATCACATAGTGATTTAACATATGTCACATGCTTGTTATAACCTGATGGTTCAGAAAATATCTTTTTAAATGTCAAACTTTTCATTGTTTGCTTAATTTTTTTAATTGCTGTTTTTGTACGTATATCACCACCATAATAATCCAATACAACAAGTAAGCAATATAATCTATCACCGCCTTCAAAATATTCTGCTTCCATTGCGCAGTCGTGAATTAATGACTCGCTCATAATTTCGTGCATAGCATCTGAGTCTACTTGTAATTTAATTTCTTTAATACTCATAACATCTCCTTTAGTTTCTTTGGTTCTTTCTTGCATTCATCACATTCAATCACAGTTGATAAATTAAACTTACCACAAAATAAACACCACCATTTTTTATCAGCAGCTTGCATTCTTTTAACAGCGCTCATTCATTCTCCATATATTTAGTTAATTGCTTGACTAGTTTCTTTTTATCTTTACCTTTTGCCTGTGGTTTAGTATTCCTTAAAAATGCTGGCAAAATACAATCAATTGCTTTATAGGCTTTTAGATTAGGTGGATCTTCTCGCCAGCCTGGTGACTTTAATTCTACTTGACCTTTATCATTTTTGTATTTAACTTTATATTCATACTTACCAAAAGCTTTAGCCATGGATTGCATCCACTCTTTAGCTTCCATCTTTAAATACTTTCTCTACATTACCAGTAGAAGGATGGAGTTCGTATTCATATTCTTTAATTGTCTCAACAGAAGATGGTTTCTTCTTACCAAAGATCTTATCGAAGTTGGCTTCAAAGATTTCTCTATCAGTAAATGGTCTTGGTTGTGATCCTTTGCTCATATGCTCAATATATATCTTATAGATATACAAGTCAATAGTATGTTCGCTTGACTTAAAAATAAATATGGCTTATATTACTCATACGGGGCCATTACCCAGCCCTCCTAAATGTAGTAGCTGACAGATAGGGATAAACGTGTTTAATCGGTGGATTCTTCTTACAAGTTGCTCTCGGATGAGATCAAGTAACAGTATCGGGGATCAGACCACTGGGGATGTAGCGTAGTGCATTACATCCAAACTAGATAAACGAGAAGCTACAATCCATCTGGATTAGTAAGATAATTTAAACAATACTGTTTATTATCGGGTTAGGTCTATTATTCGCACGAACTCTATCACATGATCCTCTATATTACCTATAAGCTACTAGATACCTTTGTGTTTGGTTTGTACTTAATCTATATATTTATAAAGGGCGTCAGTAGGTAAGGTCTGCTTCTGCTAAGACATACCATGTTGATACGATATCTGTTGTTATTAATCTCT